TGGAACACGGTAACCCTGAAGGTTTTCCTGTGAGGGAGGATTTGGAATGAACCCCTTCGACCAAGCGTGGTTTTTGCTAAAACAGACCCGTCAGAGCACATTGGGCGAGTTTCATCCCGATTTCCCTTCTCCACACGGCGATGTGATGTGGTATCACGGCACAACAGCAAGACCCTCTTCAATAATCAATAGTGTAGGCTTATCTCCCCAAACACCTGATTATCACAACACATTATCGGCAATGTTGAACCCCTCTTTGCTTTCTCAGTTCCCAAAGGGGGTTTATGCAACAGGTGATTTAGAGGATGCCCAAAGTTACGCTCATGCGAGAGGTCTAGATAGAAACCAATCAAGTAAAGTGTATGGGATAAGAGAAGGTGTCTCTGAAACCCCCCAAAACAGACGTGTTAGAGAAGAGGTTAGATTCAGCAATCCAATTCCAAGAGAGTATCTTGTACCAATGTGAGAGGAATAAAAATGAACCCCTTCGACCAAGCGTGGACTTTGTTAAAAGAAAACAAAGAACATGAAAAGAAAATCATTGCTTGCTTAAAAAAGGAAGGCGGGGCCGCTAGTCTTGAAGACTGTGCTAAGGAATGTGGTGTTTCAAAAGAAGAGTGTATGAAAGTCATTAGAAAAATGAAGAATGTCAAAATGTCACCTCATGGTGATGTTATATTGATGGATGGTTTGTGAATATAATTCCGATAATTCCGAGTATTCATCTATACATATAACTATATTAATCTCTATATATAGACAATACATAAGACACTTAGGACAGATAAGGCTTAAGATGACCCCCCGTGTGGGCTAGAGCGAGGTCACAGTATGAGTAGAGACATCGGAGATACAAATGAAATGAAAATGACGGGACTAATTTTGTCTCAATCTGCCTTGGTAGGCGTAGCAGTCGGAGTATACAGTTCAGGGTTATGGTTACCCACAGGGGCTAATGCTAATTCGACTATTAATGGAATGACATATGCTATGGGCGCTCTCGCAGTACAAACAATAGCATATTACTTATTCAAAATGTTCTTTGAACAATCTATGAAAGAAAAGGTAGAAGTTGCTGAAATGCAAAGAAATAGACAAAACATGTATAGACAGCAACAAATGGGGTTTGACCAACGTAGAGCAGACTTAGAATTAAGGCAAATGGAATTACAATTAGAACATGAATTACGTTTAATGCAAGAAGACCCAAGTAGATTATTACAGGGTTCACAATTTTTTAACGGTGGCGGGGTAACAGAAGGAGTAGCAGGTGATTTTCACAATACCGCTAATCCGTTTGGAGTTCCAACACATTCAGCAAAAAATGATGCACCTATGAATCTAGGACTATCTAGCACACAAAGAGCAGTTGATGCTATGACTGGACAGTCAAATCTACCACCACGAAACTTACCTGTACCACCAAGAGATGGAAAACCTGTAACACAGCGATTGAAGAAAGACGGGACACCGGATTTAAGATATAAGACCCCCTGAGGTAAACCAACATGGTACTACCGGGACAACTAATTCCTTCACCAATGCGCATTTTTCGCAATGTAGGAGATGATTCTGTTGAAGAAACACTTCGTGCTATGCATTTGGCTAATACGGTAGATAATACATATGAATGGGGATTAGGTTGGATTAGGACAATTTTATGTTCAGTCGGTGCGGCTATGGCCGTTTCAGCAATGGAAGCCAACTCAGATTGGAATCTTTGGGAAATGACAGTCGAGTGGGTATATCAAAAAATAGCAGATTTCGGAACTTGGCTAACCAGCAAGTTCAGTTGATGTCATATGGTAGCCGCTAGTGGGAGTATCTTAGTTGGTGTAGCCTTATATGGTAAACAAGCCTACAATAATTGGAAATCTAGAAGAGTAGGGGTATATGGTTCATCTATGGTAGGTAAAACTACTTTAGATAAATATATGACAACGCCCGGTGAAATGGAAGAAATACCTGAACATGAAAGAACTAAACATTTTAAAATAATTACTAGATATATTTTACCTAAACCTACACGTAAAAGAATACGTTGGGAAGGTGAGAGAAGAGTTATACATTCTGCTGATATAGGTGGAGAAGATAGATATTGGAATCTTTGGATAGATGATATGGTTGCAAGACAGTGTGAATATGTTATTTTCATGTTTGATGATAGGGCTTTCAAGGGCGGAGACGATGCTTTAACGCAAGTTGGTGGTTTTAGATTTTTAGTTGATAATGTAATCGAAAGAAATTACAGATACAGAAATTGGAAAAGTTGGAGAAAAGGAAAGAAGTATGCACCAAAAATGATTCTTCTAGTCGCTAATAAAGCAGATAGATATTTTGACAACAAAGCCGCCCAATTATGGAGAGAGGGTAGAATTGGCGAACATAAGATATTCGACCCCTTTAGAGAGGATTTAATTCGCTTGCAAAAAGCAGGTATTCCTACTAGACGTTCTTTCATGGCAACACGTATAGGATGGAATGTAGAAAACACATTATTAGAGATGGTAGATTACTGACCTCAATAGTGACCTTTTTGATGTAGTAGGGTGTGCGAGGGCTATGGGTAAGGGTACGACGACGACTGCATTGGTATCTACCGGCGGGGCTAGTAATTCACTTAGAACTACTATTCCAATGTGGATTGTACAACAATTTGGGTTATCTGCTGGCTCTAAGATAGAATGGGCTTTAGAAGTAAAAAATGGCGAAATGTCTATTTCTGTTATCCCTCAGGAGTGATAAATATGGTAATGGGCATGAACCCCTTTTATAATCAACAACAACCAAACCTTGCTCAAGTAAACGATGCTACTTTGAAAGCGTTGTCACAACAGGGAAACCCTCAGTTTTCACATGCTGCAATGCTTGAACAGGCTGCTGCACAACAACAAATGCAAAGGATGGCAGTAGAGAAAAACATAGAAGTTCCTAAAGTTAACTTTTATCCATCTCGTCATGCTGACCCAAGAAAGGCTAGAAGGGCAGATATAAGACAGGCGTATAGACTACTAAAACCTACAAAACGTTCTATTCTTGACCCAAGAAGATGGCTTGGAAGTAAATACAGATACAACAAAGACACTGCTGTTTGTGCTGTTGATGGTTGTGATGTTATGGAATTGATTCAATATGATAACCTATATTCTAGAATAAGTGATGAGGAAACTGGTAGAACTCTTTGGGAAATGTACTGGCAGAACCCTATAACTGGAGAACCTGAAGCGTTTATCGCTAGAGAAGGGGTAACTAGTGGAAGAAAACTTAGAGCAACATATTGTCCTGAACATCTACATTTGTATCACTTACTTTGCAAATGGGAAGCAGAAGAAGAAAAAGAAGCAGAATTGAGACCTAGCCGTTTCCGTGATAAAATAAAGAAAGGGGTTAGTATTGTTACTGTACCTGTTTCTACTGTAACTGGTAATCAATCAGGACCAGCCCATCCTATGATTACCAAGTATGAGCCTTTCTTTGCTGAGATTTCAGCAGATGCGAGAGGTAGTAATGGTATCACTATGCAACATTATACCAATCCTGTTACCGGAGAAAATGATATAACAACAATTACATTTGACATGAGAATGTTTCAAAAAGAACTATTGGAGATGAATAGACCTAATGTAGCATTTCAAGATATTCTAAACCAACAGGCTCAAGTTCTCAACCCCCCTCCGACGATACCGGAAGCAGTAATGGAGGGAGCACAATGACAATGAATTGGAATACTCAACCTCCCGCTAATAATTCACTAAACCTTAGCCAAACTGGTGCACCAAGTTCTAGTCCTTATGGTGGTAATTATTCACCACCACAGCAAGGATGGTATCAACAACCACAGCAACCAAGTCTAGCGAGTTCATTATGGGCTGGTGCAACTGGACAAGACCCGTATAATCAACAAGCAATTGCACCTCCTAGTGATACAGAGATACTATTGACTATGCTAAACACGGCATATCCAGTAGAAAGGTTTCTTCAATCTCAACTTTTTCCTATGTTATTAGATGTAATTAGTCAAATAAATACTTTTTCTTTACTTAATGTTTTGAAGAATGCTAGTTACAATTTTGACGAAGACAACGGTGTATTCAAACTAGATGTTGCTAGTTTACCAGCAGATTTGCAAACTATGAGTTCGGAAAATGTAATGTCACAAATGAACTCTATGACTAACATGGTTAATCAATTGGTATCTAGTGCTGATGCTCAGAGACAACAGACTATGCAAAATGCTCAACAAAGCATGTTACAAAGCCAATTGACAAATGCACTATCTGACCCCGGTTTAATGCAAAACGCAGCACAGGGTACTGGTACTTTCTTTCGCAGTTTTTTGACAGGAGGTAGAGCATAATGATTGGTGGAAATAATTTTGGAAATATAGGTGTACCAGTACCTAGACAAATAGCAGATATGTCAATGCATATGCTTGCACCCAAAAGAGAAGTCATAGTAGATATGGTAATGGTACAACTAATTAGTGCCATACTTGTATTCATGGGTATTTTAATATTCAAAAATGCAGATATTAGCCAGTCAGAAATGTCAATGTATATGGTAGGAGTGTTTCTTTCGTTTATACTCTTGACATCTATATATCAAAGAATAACACGGTTTGTATAAGCAATACTGATTAAGCGGGTAGTGTTCCGGTCTAACATGGTTGAGCGAGAGCCAGTTATGAAACGCTCCTGTGCGTTCTGTCAAAGTGATGACAGGGACGCTCTTGAGGAGGCAGTTAAGAATGGTGAAATATCTTGTAAACAACTGGACAAAGATATGGGATGGAGAGCCAATACTGCTGACAGACATTACCGTAATCATATGGGTCAATATCATATGGCAGCAAATCCATCTTGTGTCATATGTTCTAATGAAAATAGGTCAAGGTTTGAAGAAAGATTCTTCGCTGACGGTTCTGAATCAGAGGCCATTGCTGCTGAACTAGGAATACAAGAGAGCACTGTGTATCACCATATGAAACACCATTTTCAGCCGTTGGTTCAACGCTCGGCTGCAACTGAGGTTGCAATTACAGTTGGAAATGAAATTACTGTGTTACGAAGCAACGTCGAAAGACTTAACGGAAAACTCACAGAATTGATGGACGAGGGTAATGTTCACGAAGAAGGATTTGTTAGAAATGCAGTTTCTTTACATAAAGAAGTCAGAGAGTCAATAAAAGACCTAACAAAGTTCCAAGACCAATGGGGTGCTATGGGTGAAGGTTCTCAAGTCAATCAAACTATTAATATTCTAAATGTGGAATTAGCAAAAGAAAGCCCGGAAACGTGGAAGAGGATAAAGTCTCAATTACAAGAAACAGTGGAGAGTATGGAATGATACCGATTACTGATTTAATGCAAGTTACACATCCGGGTTATCAAGTGTATACTTTAGGAGCAGAAAGAAGCAATCCTGATTTACATTTACCTGTGTTTTTAGATTACTGTACATGTGTTTGTGAAAGGTTTAGACACTATGCATCACAACATACAGAAAGATTAGTTACAGAAAATAGTTTAATGAAAGTCATAGATATAGTAAAAGAATTAGACGAAACGGATGACCCTGAGATAGTTTTTCCGTTGAGGGCTGCTTTAGTAAGTGCATCATTAGAGTTTGTAGAACATTGTAAAGATATGGGTAACTGTTTCAAAACACCATATACTATGAAACAGTTTTATCATAATTTAGGTGCAATGGTCCAAACATTGACAAAAAGATTTGCTGGGGTGGAACTATGAGTAAAATCTTCGTTAAGTCTAGTAGTGGGACTATGAGTCTTAGTGATACTCGTATTTACAATCCAAGAAGCGAATCATCATACATGTTTCGCAATAACGATGAAGACGAAACTACATACACCGGAAATGAAGATGGTGCATATCGTGATGAGATGACTGAGAAAAAGAAAAAGAAAAGAGACGACAGAAAGAAAGAAATGTCAAAATTAAAACACATTAAGGTTAAGCCTTCTGATATAGAATCTATCTCGGATGATGATGAACAAGAAGAAGACGAAAAATTAAATCGTGAAGTAGAACCATCAAAACTAACTGGCCCACCGGGTAATATGGGATTCTTAACTAGTTTAGCAAATCAGGCAAAAGGACCGGGTGCAGCAGGTGGACACGCGTTTGCCACTGGTGAACCAATGGAAATATCATCTCAGTTACTAAAAGGTAGAGGTAGGAGACAAAGAAACCCTCAACACACTTTACCTACTGGAGATTATTCTCCTAAGAGTATTCATAGTTTTATAAAAAACCCTGATAATAGAAATAAATTATTAGGGCATGACGTTAGATTTACTGACCATGCAGATGCAAGAGCAGTCTCTCGTAATCTTTACCATCATTCAGAAGGTAAGGTTAGGAATAAAAAACCCGGTGCTGTTTATACAAATCATGAAAAAGATGTATTTTCTTCTGCAAAAGGGTTGAGTAAATATCCTAACATGATGAATTACTTGAGTGATTTAGCACGTGTGTTTGTAGCACAACATGGTATTGAACCACAAGACCAACCGGGTATAAATATTCATTTTGCCGATAGAGGACAAGACCCTAGTAGAGATTTTACACATAGTGAATATGGAACTAATAATTTAGGTGGTTATGTTATAAATCTAGTAAGAGATATTGATAACCCTGATGGTCATGCAATATCATCGATAATGGGAGACACTACTCCGGGTGGTGTTAGAAAAGACACATTAGAGCCTTTTGAGCCACATGAGGGTAGAACATATTCTGTAATGGATGATGAAATTGGATATCATGAAAAATATCAATCACCTGAACTAAACCAATATTTTGATATTGCAGAAAGACAAACACCTCCTGATGAGCATAATTATCATGATATACCCAATGAGGCGTTAGATTTTTTAAAGACACATTTTAATGAAAATCTCAGTGGGCAACATGGAAGAAAACTCTTGTCATTTCCCAAAACAAAAGGATTGGGTCATAGAGTAAACTATGCTGCACCAAATCCTAAGAACAATTGGAATGCCCCAAATGAAGTATCAAAACTACCAAATGTTGTGCATGACTTACATACCGTAGCAAGTGCAGTGAACACTTTACAAGAAAACGTACAGTTAGGTATGACACCTGAGCAGGTAGAATCTTTAGGGCAAGATATGTTTACTGCAATGCATCAAAAGTATCCTGATGCGGGCCGGTTTTATATGCATCAAGATAAATTGATGAATACACCGGGATATGAAGCGTCGTTATATGATAACAATGGGCAATTTATACACAAATCTTTAGATGCTATGGATTTAGTTATGAATGTCTTGAAGGCTAAAGGACATGACGAAAGACAGGGTTTCATTGGTACACCAAAGAAAGAAAAACCAAAGAAAACTAAGGAAGACAAAAAAGTTGCTATTCGTGCTAAGAAAGATAAGAAAGAGCGCTCCAAGAAATGGAGACCATCAACTGGTCAATTTAAGATGCCACCGGGTGGTATGACTCCTCAATCTGCTACTGCTCGTAGAGCAAAAGCAAGAATGCGTGGTATCAAAGGAGCAAAGAAAACTGGATTAGGTAGAGCACACTTAGCGGTTGAGATGTCGCATCGGGGTGTAAAAACTAAACAACCACAATCTAAAGACCCAAAAAAATACAGACAATATATGGGTCAGCAAGAAGGTAGAAAAAGATTAGGTGGTGTAAGAACCGTATCTTCTCAACCCGCTAGATTTGGTACACGTTCTTACAGAGCAGGTCCAACTGGTGCTGGTATGTTACAAAGTCGAGGAGCGATGGTTAGAAGACCAGCCTTAAAACCACATAGAGCACCACCGTTAGTTCCACCAAGAACACCACATGCACCATCAATGCCTCAATTACCAATGCCTAGCCCACCACCTATTTCACAACCAAGTAGAGGTGTAGCGGTACAGGGTATGGCAGCACAAGGACCAATGTTCAATCCATCAAGAGTACCTACATCGTCTGTTCAAGGAGTCATGACAGGACCAATAGGTGAAGGGAGTGAGTTACAGAAAAAGCGACTATCATACTATGACATTGCAGAATTGAGACAATTAGTCAACGATGCTCGTCGTGCTTTGAAAAGAAAAGAATCGAAGAAGAAGGGTAAGGGTACTGGGGACACTAGTGGCGCTGGAAGTAATCTACCACGCCATTCTGAAAACGGACCAGTTACAAGCACAAAACCTGAAGGTGCAACGGAAGATGAAACGGATGCACGAAGATTTGGTATCAACCCATTAGATTTGTACACAAGTAGAGGTGGAAGAACACCATGATAACATCCCGCCCTTTAATATTGAAATCTATTACAATACTAAAGGGAGATGGCAATTATCACTTTCATGATGGTGCGTTTTTAGTGCAGAGATATCCACCTGAGGAATCATTTCACCCTGACCCTAATCAGCCGGATGCACCTGCTTTTGCACATACTGGTGCTGCTCATGAACAAGAAACTGGTATACCCGGTGTCGGTAAATCAATGGTAGACCACACTAAACCACAAAGAGGTGAGCATGGTGAAATGTTTTTCCAAGACGAAAGGGGTGGTCATCATCTGCATGGTATAGATGGTGTAATCAGGTCTGTCGGTGAAGAATTGAAAAAACAAGGGATTAATGTAAATGCTAAAGATTTAGTTCAAAAAGCCATAGATATGCATAATGAAGAATCACCTGATAGGAATAACCATCTTCCTAATACAGATTCTATGGCTTGGAGGAAAATAGTCATGGCAGATTTCCAAAGAGGTAAACATACTGACAGAGGGAATTACAGTGCAGATGGTCAATTAATTACAACAACACCAAACGGACACCACAACATTGACCATCCTACTAAAGATGCACATAAGTATGGTAAGTTTCTTGAATCCTATACTGTACCATTTCACACACAGTTAGCAAGTTTGCTTAATGAGATTGGATTCAATAACACTGCTGTCGGTAGAAATGGAAAAGAATACAATATACTTGATTTTGGTAATGGTAAGAAAAGTTTCCCATATATCAGACCTGCTAAACTAAATTATATGATTAACCCTGTTACTGGAAGTTTAACACCCGGAGCACATCATTTAGAAATGGGACATCTAAGGGGTACTGACAAACTACCACCACATCATATGGAAAGGTTTAGTGATTTGGGTATTAGTCAAGCCCAGTTCAAAGACATAACATCTTGGGATGTGACACACCATTTACCTGACACGTATTTCTTACCACAAAGTGGTAGAAGGAAGAATAGAGCAGAAGTTATTCGCTCTGCTAATTTTCACATAGAACAAGCACTTGGTATGGATAGCAAAGCCTTTGGAACTTTAATAGCAGGGTCAGTGCCACCTAATTTCTTCAATAGTACATTTACAGATTTTAATGGAAAGCAACACAAGGTCTCCCACTTGTTATCAAGCCCACAGGGTAGAGCGATGTTAACAGAACAACTTTCAGAGTACCCGGCTTTCCAAGCCTTATTTGGAAAGACACAGGGTACTCTTGCTAAGTTGCATAATCATTATTCTGAAAGATACGGCGATGCAGATACTGGACTTGAAAAATACATGTCACATAGCACTAACACACCTGACTCATATAGGTCGGGAAAGGGTACTACAAGAACATTGGGAACACATACCAATGCTAGAAAAATATGGGCTAAAGCCCTAGCAGCAGGTAATTCAGGCGATGGACATTCTAATTTTAGAAACGATGCTTTGACACGTGAAGAAATAGAAGCAGCAGGTCTTGGATTAAAAACTGATGATGCATCTATGGCTAATGCACCTATCATAAGAGCGATAATTGAAGAAATAGCACATCATCAATCACTTTCAAGAGGACATCAAGAAAAAAGAATGTTACCATCACAAGAAGAAATTGACAAACTAGCACCATTAATTCAAAACACTATTGTAGGGGGTGCGATGTTTGGCGATGATGACTCTATAATGGACGCTCCAGCATATATGCAAAATAGATATGTCAGCCCTGTACCACCAGTAACTACTACAATTCCTACTGGACCCCCATCGGCTGCAACGGCGGGGGGTCCACCTCCTCCACCTCCTCCACCTCCTCCACCTCCTCCACCTCCTCCACCTTCTGTCTCTACAACCCCGACACAAAGAGTGGCAGTTACACCACCTCCACCTAATGCACCACCTGCGTTAGTAGCACAACATGCTGCTACAAGCCCACCACCTGAACCCGTATCGACTTATCCACCACAAATGACTTATGAACGGGGTAGACCAATATCAAGACCCGAAGCACTAAATCTAACACCACAACAGAGACAACGACTACAATTCGCATCTGCTCCACAAGAGCAAGTTAGACAGTTAATGCAAGAATCAGGTGCAGCGCCACAAAGAGCACCATTAACTCCTGAAAGAATACAACAGTTCCAACAAAATGTCGGTGACCCATATCAAAGGTTCATAACACAATATGCTAAGAGTAGTGACAATCCTGAAGACGCTAAAGATAGATTAGTCAAAGCAATTGAAATATTACAGATAGAAGATGCTAAGAAAGATGATGATGTAATTAAGCACGTACCTGTTAAGAAAATGAACGATGAATCTTTAGATGATATTCGTAGTATGGCTACAAAAATGGACATCACAACAGCAGATGTACGCACTATCCTACACAGTAAAGGTGACTGGGAGAGAATTACTAAGGCATACGGATATCCTGATAAGGTGGTTAAGGTCGTCAAGGTTTCATTCGGGGGTATCTAAATGGGTAAGGTTTACGTTTTAGCAAAACAAGATACAGGTATGCCTATACAACCAACTTTGAGTAATCAGGGCTTGGGACTTATGATAAACCCAAGTCCTGAAAATATAGACTACACAAAGTTCGGTCCATCTCAAAGCGCTCAGAATAGATTAGCAAGAAGATTTGGTGACATTGGTAGTAAGGCTAGATATGGATTAGGTGCGTTAGGTGCTTTGAATGCTTTCTACAATACCACTGCTAGCGGCAACCCCGGTGCTTTAACATCGATGGGTAGTGGTGCTATGAGTGGATATTATGGTTCACAGGGTCTTGAACGTGCGGCGGCAAGACAGGGTGCAAAGGTTGGTGTGAGAAGAGACAACAGAGAAAGCGCTGATGCTTATGATGAAGCACAAGCAGAAAATGAACAGCGTGATTATGATAAAGCAATGAATATGCCTTATCAAGAGTTTCAAAACTTAATTGGTATAAGACCTAGTATGATATTACCACCTACTCATTCACCACAATTCGGTACTCCAGTATCTCATATGCCAGCACCCGGAGCAGATGCCAATAATTCAATTGTTAGTTACTTACCGGCGGATGAACCATATGCTCCTACTGGTACAGGTACACAACAAATCCCGTTAACACAATACACAGACCCTCCAGTTGCAGTTATCGACCCTGCTAAACTAAAAGAAATGAGAGAGAAGGGTGCAACTAATGTCTAACAAGGAAGAGATGGAAGAGTTTATCCTTAATATGGATAGGAAGATGTGTGAGAAGTCCTTCAAATATTTTTTCGTTGATGTTCTAGGTTTCATGTACAATCATCATCATGAGTCTTGGAAAAACGGATTAGAAGAGTCACAGTACTATTGCGTTAAGGCTTCGCGTGACCATGGTAAATCTGTATTTTTTATGACATACGCATTGTGGTTAGCCGCATTCAAACCTAATACACACGTGATGATATTCTCTCATTCTCTAGAACAAACACTTGAGCATATGAGATTTGTACGTAACAACATAGAAGGTAATGATGTATTATCTCATCTAAAACCACAAGGCAAACCATGGGCTAAATCCTACTTTGAGTTTTCTAACGGTAGCCGTATGATGGCAAAATCAGTTGGTGGAGCAACCCGTGGTTTCCACCCTGATGTTGTTGTGTGTGACGATATTCTATGGGGTACTACTGCTAGTGAACTTGCTAAGACAGCAGATTGGTTTTACGGTGTTCTACTACCAGTGCTTCACCACAGCAGTAAACTCATGATGGTTGGTACGCCGTTTAGTTACAACGATTTGTACGCTGAGTTGGAGCAAAAGGAGACTTTCAGAGTAGAAACCTATCCGGCGATAAACAAAGAAGGGGTTGCGCTATGGCCTGAAAGGTGGGACATTGACTCTCTAGAAAAAAGAAGGCTATCTATGCCCGCTATACAATTTACACGTGAGTACCTGTGTGAACCAATACATGACGTAGCCAGTATGTTTCCGGGTCCATTACTTGAAAAATGTAGAGACCCGAACCTTGTTCTTCTTGACAAAGCAGAGACATTTTACAATGAAGAAGGAGAAGCGAGTGGTGTGTTTGGACAACATTTCGTAGGTCATGACCCAGCGATAGCATCTGATAAGAACGCTGATTTTACAGCGATGACTGTTATGAGAATGAAACCCGATGAGGATGTTAAGGAGATAGTACACGTAGTTCATGAAAGAGGAATGTCTTCAATGGCGCAGAAACGCATGATGGTTATCTTGAATAATAAGTTTCAACCTGAGTTAATAGAACTTGAAGGTAACAATTTTCAAAGAATGCTAGAACAAGAAATGAGAGAATTAAGAGCAGACATGCCAATTAGGGTGTTTATGACTACACGTACGAGAAAAGAATCTTTGTTCATGAGCCTTCTTCTCGCTTTTGAGCAGGGACACATTAAACTTCCATATGGTGATGAAAGGAGCAGGGCTTACACTCACAAATTGGAACAGGAATTGAATAGGTTCGGTATGCAGAAAAACGGAAAGTTGGAGAGTGTGGGGGTACACGATGACTTGGCTATGAGTTTAGCACTTGCTAATTGGGCCTCGAAGGAGTTCAAAGGAAGCGTTATGCTCTTAGATGATTACATGCCGGGCTTTGATAACTGGTTTAGGGGCGAGAGCAAAAACGACTCGCTGATGATACCTTGAGGAATTAATATGAATGATACAACAATAGATGAAAAAAATATGAACACTACCTTTTGGAGATAAAAAAAATGAGCATGTTTCCACAGAACGGAGATGGGTGGTTTGAATCTAATATAGGCTGCTCTGCATCTGATTTAGTTTATCGACTGAGGAAAGCAAGAAGACACAATAAAGAAGAAAAAGATTTTATTGACAAAGCAATACAAGACATAAGAACAATGAAAAGTATGGAAATGGATGCTACTTTGAAGATGCATCCTTGGACAGAAAAACATTCTGATACAATAAGAGAACTCGGCATGTCAGATAAAACTATGAAATCGTTAAGAAGATTTGGAGATTCAAGAAGAATAGGTTTGACAAGAGCGTGTATGCAGTGGGAGCAAGCAGATGAGGCATTGAAAGCCTTAGATGAATACGAAGATGTTTGGGGAGACCAAGAAAGAAAAGCATGGGTTTCTGCTATGGATAGCAAAAGAGATGCACGTAAAATGTGGAAATCTACACTAAACCAAATAGAAAAACTCACAGATAAAGAACAACAAGCACTACACAAAAGCGAAGAGATATTGAAATCTAGAGGTGCTATGTCAGGTCGTACATTATTTGAAAATCTAAAAGAAAGAAAAGTCTTACACAAAAGCATGACATCTATGAAATTAGCAAAACTTCTTTCTATGTATGGAGAAGAAGTTGATATCATAGCAGGTGGTAAAAGAGGTACTTTTGTTAAAATGGATAAGACTGGATTAATCATAAAAGACCCTTGGGCTTATGCTGCTGGGTTTTTAGATGCTGATGGTTATATTACAATTACAAAAAGAGGCGAGCCACGTGCTGGATTTATCGCTACTGGTACGAGAGGTAAGATACATTGTGAACAATTACAAAAAACATTAGATTGCGGTATATTACAACTAGACCAAAAAGTGTATAGTGACACACAAAGAAGCCAACATAGATTACAGTTTTACTCTAAATCAGATATTAGCAAACTTTTGAAAGGTTTGTTACCTTTTTTAGAAATGAAGAAAACACAAGCAAAAGCGGTTTTAGCGTTTATAGAAGAAAAAGATTCTATGAAGAAAGAAGAATTAAAGAAAGTGGTTAGGTACTACAATTGGAGCGATGACACCAAAAAGTCTACTGCACTCCTCTCTGAGTGGGGCGTACAAGCCGACGACGTAACTAAGTGGGCAGAGGCGATATAATATGGCAGAAGAACAAGGAAGAATTGCTCGGTTTCTATCAGGGCTAGCAAATCCCTTCAGAACTCGAACTACACCTGAACCACAAATGCCTCTGTATACTACTGGTATACAAGAACCCGTACTAGCACAAGGAATTACAATACCAGCGTTGTATGCTGTTTCTCATGAAAACTTAATTCTTAGAACAGTAATATCTAAGTTAAGTCAAGAGATATTTAGAAGAGGGTACTACTGGGAAAAGAAGTTCCAACACAAGTGTGTTGAATGTGGTGAAGAGTTCAAACATGAAGTCCAACAATGTACATTATGCGATGGTGAAGTGAGAACTCCTGATGTAGAACAATTACTTTATCCGAAATGGTTGTTAGAGCAACAGAACTCTATGGAACAAGATTTCATGCACGTGCTGCAAGAAATAGAAAGAGACTTAGAAGTAGTAGATGATGCTTTTATGATTTTGATAAAAGAATACTATGTAGAACCTGAGACATCTGATATTAAGTTCTTTAGAGTAAAAGAAATGATTAGGGGTGACCCTATCTTTATGAGAATTATTTCTGATAAGCGTGGTGTACGTGGCGGTAGATACAAGGTATGTCCATTGCATAGAGACCAAATTGCTTATCCCGGTCAAGACGACAAATGCGAAGTTTGTGGCAATAACATGCAAGAAGCCCACTATGCTAATATGGCTGGAAGTGGTAAGACTCAATATTATCTTGAAGATGAAGTTATCCACCTGAGTAAATATAACCCATCTAAACTATACGGTAGAAGCCCGGTAAACACAATGTGGAGACAAGCGATGACTCTTACAGCGATGGACAACTACATGTACACTGCTTATCAGAAGAGAAGAAGTCCAAAAGGTATCATATCAGTTACCACTGATAACTTAGAATCTATGAAGTCCTTTTGGAAATCTGTCGACGAGAAGATGGAACGTGACCCTCATTACATACCTAAAGTCGGAATAGAAAGTTCCACTGGAAGAGGGGGTGTGAATTGGGTTAAGTTCATGGATACACTAGAAGAAATGCAGTATATTGCTGTCAGAGATGAACTAAGAAATAGGATAGCGGCGTTCTATGGTGTGAGTAGTATCTTTATGATTGATAGTGGTAAGAGTGGTGGGCTTAACAATGAAGGTATGCAGATTCTAGTTACTAATCGAGCAGTTGAGTTTGGTCAAAAGGTGTATACTCAGGTATTGTTTCCAAGATTATTAGAAAAGATGGAAGTAACAGATTGGAAATTGACCCTTTATCCAAACGAAGAGGAAGATGAAATTACACGTCTACGTAGAGATGAGATGGAAGTTAACCTCGCTCAGAGAATGATGATGCTTGGGTACAAACCTGAATTGATGGAAGAGGGTGAAAGAGATATCAGATTTACATATCGTAAGTTGAATCAAGAACAAGACGGTGCACCGCCAATGCCTCCGGGTATGCAACCACCTCAAGGAATGCCACCCGGCACTGGTGGTCCAATGGCACAGCAAATGGCTGCTTTACCACCCGGTATTTTACCACCATCGCAACCCGGTGGTGAGGGTCAAGGGATACGTACACCAAGAGGACCGGCTAGTCCTCAAAACAGAGGAAGTCCGGGTATAGGTTCTCCCGTAACCAGCGTACAACAACGTGGACCAAAAAACTCGCTAGCACAAGATAATAGTCGTGCATTAATTGATTCAAGGCGTATTAAAGGGGCATAATTCAAATAGAGAAGCGTATAGCGTACTACCGGCGATTACCATGGACCTACTAAAAATGCACCCAATGGCTAGGAAACTTACCGCCCATAACGAAGCCTTTGCTAAGGCTATCGAAGACGGTAATGCAGACGATGCTAAAAATCACTTAAATGAAATAATGAAGTACGCAAGCACGTTAGAAGAAGACTTACATCATGCTATTAAGAAAGCAGAGTCTACTGAGGTAGTTTCACCGGACAACGGTTGGGTAAACAATGTTCCTGTGTTGAAATGGAACGAATCAGGCTCTAATTTCGATACATCTCAAAGAGACAGACAGTTACCCGGCACTATTATTTCATCTAGAAACAATCCACGAATGAAGAAAACATCAGGAACTTTTGGTCGCTGGTCTAATTAAGGTGATTTAGATGGAAGAAGATGGCGCTGAAAAACTTATGAATACCCTAATCTCCAAGATGGAGAGCATGGATAATGAGGTGCAGATTCTGAAAGCAGAGAACGCCATCCTCAAGAGAACCGTGGAGAACCCACAAGTATTACTTCGCAAAGCGGGCTTCGTACCTTACTCTACTCCTTTATCAGATGATGTTAGAACAGATGCTTTTAGAGCAGATATGGATACTATAATGAAATCTAGAGATATTGACGGTAATTCTGATTTAGATAAGTTCAGTAATGAAGAAGTTCATGAAATGTCATGGAATGAAATACATGCTATGGCAGACCAACACAAAACAGTTCAGGAGATGTATTAATGAAACCAAGATATGAAAACGCCTCACCTGAGGTATATGATATGCTAAAGAAAGCAATTTCGTTAGAGAACAGACTTGATAGTTTAGAGAAGGCAGATGAGTGTGCAGAGTGTGGTATGAAGAAAATGGATTGTATGTCTAAAGCAGGGTGTGGTAGTTACGTTAGTAAAGCACATTATCAAACTACATTCTCAACAGAACCGGGAGGGGTGGAGTTCCACTCAGAAAGTGGTGGCCAAACACGTAATGCAGGTTATTCCACTAACCAACATCTACTCGATTCAACAGATGTTGCAAATAAGGGTGCTACGAATGAATCCGTTAGCCTAGATTCACTTTCTCCAAAGATGAATACTCATGACAGGGCTAGTGTAGGCCATGTCACTGAGGGATGAATCTGTGGAAGAAAATGCAGTTGATGTTTACATCCGACATCGTGATGACTTAATCAAAGCCATATACGATAATGTATATGCGGATGATGAAGTTGGTTTTTACATACAGTCTCTGCAAAACTTAGAAAATCAAAATATAACTTTTGATATTACTAAAGCCGATGAAATGGCTTTTTCATATACAGCGTATATGTTGAATAAGGCAAGACCTCAAAAAGAAAAAAACATCAATATATCTAGATTACTTCAACAAGAATCAGTTGACCACCCATGGTCAGGTCAAGTGAAAAGTGACCATACTATGAATCAAAGACATGGTAAATGGCCTGAGACTACTAGTAGTTACGGATACTGGCCTTTTTCAGAAGACAACCATCCTCTTAGAAGAAAAAACGCTGTAACAGGAAAACCCGAATGGGAAAGAAAACTTAGTGAAATGTATTTTTCAGATGATGATAGTCCCTCTTTCGCAGAGCGATTGATGGCGAAGGAAGACTCTCATGAAGCATATCATTTGAAACAAGGCCATTCTCTGTATAGAGGTGTTAGAGGTGGAACTAGAAGAGCAAAAAGAAACAAACTTGATTCTAAAGGAAATCCGATTCATGCTAAAAACACTGAGGGGTTATTGATGTATGATAACGAACAGTCACCTATTTATGAACAAGAAGACTACCAAGAAGAACTACCTAGAAAACAGGCTTTTCTTGGCTCTAAATCTAATCATGGTCAAAGTCATTACAAACACATTCACACCACAAGATTAGCAGATTTTGAAAGGTGGAAGAAAGAACAAGGCGATGAGAAACTTGCAAAACTAGAAGCAGATGGCATTGATTTAGAGAAAGAGCATTTTGACCAACGTATGGGTGATTTGATACTAGGTGGTAACACTAGAGGTAAACTAACTAGAAAGATATCTGAACAAGAATATCAAGACCATCTTTTGAATAATCCACAGTTTGAAGATTTGGCTGCTGCTAAAAGAGACTTGAGAAGCAAGAACTCTGTTAAGCATAATAAAAAATTAGGTTGGGAAACTTGGGCTTACGGATTAGAGTTTGTTGCCCCTCAAGACAGAACTAAAATCTTACAACATATACATGAACATGGAACAGACAATCCTGAACATCAAGACATTAAATTATCTGATGGGCATATTATGCCAATGTCTAGATTAAAACTAAACAAAGAAAGAAGGACAAATGCTGAATTGCATCATTGGACGAGAATGCCACATCATTTTGGTCCTAATACACATCAACACTTAGAAACCTCAGAAGATAATATAACCAGTGGTATAGAAGGTGCTGTAAGGAGAGCGTTAAAGTCTGTTTACTTAGAACCTTATGAATATACAGACCCTGATACTGGTGAAACTAGTATGATAGAAGATTCAGCGCATGATAGATTACGAAAGAACATTGTTAGTATGTTTGAAGGTGATGTTGATTTAGATGATATTAGTAATTTATTTTCTTTTTCCAATTCTGATGTTGCTGCTATTAAGAGAGAAAGAAAAATGGGTAAGAGTTTGAAGGATATAATCACTGGTAAAATACATAAAACTAGTGATGTTAAGTTAACAGAAGAGGGATTACAGTCTCTAGTTGGCTATGATGAAAAATTAAACGAACTTGATAACCATTCAATATTTGATGCTTATAATGAACCCTTGCTAGATAAAGAAATTATGCAACAAGTTATGAATAATGTTCAATTTCAAAAAGGATTAGCGACAGAAGAAAAACCAATTAGAAGAGCATTGTCTGTTGCAAGGCTAGGTAATAACGGCCCTAAACATGATGATGAAAAACTAACACCTGAAGAGAAGTCTCATTATTTTAAAGATAGTGATGGAAACCTAAAAGGTTGGGCACATATGGAAGAAGATGCTTATACACATAGTCCGGGCATCGGAAAAACTCATACTAGTTATCTAGATATTCTTCATAATCATCTTTCTACCGATGGTGGTAAAACTTCTCCTTTAGGTTATTTACAGACTGATGAAAAGGGTAGAGGGCAGACTCAGTATAGTATTATTCCTAACAGTGGTAATACTGGAATGTTTGGTAATTTACATAATGTGCAAAGAGACACAGGTGTTGTTGGTAGTGGAAGTGCTCTTGAAATAATGGCTAATACTGATAAATCTCGTCCTAACGCTAGAGGTAGGGTGTTGAGAAATAATCACAATAATTCAAGTGACACTCAATCTACTAGTTTCCCTAATCTCATGACACGTGGTACAAACTTAGAAACTAATTTTGATATTGATTCTGATAAATACGACACAAAACGTAATGTTTCCAGAGATGGGGCTATGCAAACCCTTCATTCAGATAATCCTTTTACACGTGTAGGTTCAGCAGAAAGAGGTGATACTTCCTTGTTGGATGTAGGTTCTATGCACCACCGTCTTCTTACTGATAATGGGTATCCACCTTGGGATGCTCATCCCAGTTGGGGTGTAACTTCTTATGAGCAATTGTACAATAATCCTGATTTGAGAAGTTCTATGGGTGTATCTCACACTGATTTCCTAAGACTTATGGGAGATGCAGGTCGTAGAGAAACTGAAGGTCTTGGATTAGAGGGTGATGATTTACTATTTCTTGAAGAGGAATTAGACCGTATTAGAAACTTAGAGGGTGAAGAACTCCAACAATATATGGATGAAAAAGGAACTAACATGAATCCACAAGATTTCAAAAATCTTGAAGTTAAAAGAGCAGAAGATAGAGTTAGAGAATTGAACGATTTACTATATCCTGATGAGATGAGAGACTTAGGATTAGGACGTAGTGTCACAAAACAACCAAGTATAGATTTTTACAATAAAAGATTAGCAGATAAACAAGCACAAGCAGAGTATGCTAAGACCGTTTTACTTCCAATGGCGTTAGAACATGACCCAAGTGCTTTTGACCCAAGCGACCCAATTAAGTTCATGCATAATTCTCAAAGGTTGTGGGAAGACGCTGGCAGGGGTCTTATCCATGACCCCAATCATAATATTACAACCATGGGTTATCACATAGGTGAGGGTGATAGGAAATCAATTGAAGAGATGGAAGGTGGCTCTTTTCATAAAAATGTAGCAAGTCTATTTGATATGATGCACCAAAGTGGTAGAACGATGTACGAGATAAATCCGACTATGAAAGTCGATAAGGCGTTAGAGGTTCTAGGTCTACCTAATGATGAAGCGCATCAAGATTATGTTAGAGATTATTTATCTTCGCTAAATGGTCCAGTTAGAGCAGCATCATTAGGACAAATCGCAACATGGGGTCAAGAAATTATGCCTCAAGGAAGTAAACACATGGATGCTTTGAGTAGAGATGGTATTACGGATTTACATGCACATATGGATAGCAGGTTAGTAAATTATAGAAACTCCATACCTAAAAAGAGAGATAACAGAACACTATATGAAAATATGAGAAAACCTAATGCTGTTGCTCAATCAATGCCCTCTTATCAAACTTTAAGTCAGTTAAGAAGAAGAGTTAGACCGAGTTCTAAGCGTTCTGTTTTAGATAAAGATGAATTGGAACATTATGGTTTATCTCATTATGAATCAAAAGTCCCATTACATTCTAAAGAATTGAATAGCAAGGGCAAACCGATAAAAAATATCAATAATCAGCATTCCACTTACAAAGATATAGCAAGTCAGATAATAACTTATGATGAGCAATCTGCTGCTAAAACAGAAGATAATCAATTTACACCTTTTGAATTACAGCAAAAACCAACAGTAGATTTTACTACTACACCCTTGAGACCATTAAAATCTCAAGATGGGGTTTTGCTTCATGCTAATTGGCCTAGAGAACATGGGCATGTAGCAGAGCCGACTATTGGTTTTGAGTTTGAAAGAGATGGAAGACCTGTCGTGGGTAGTAACCCTCAAACTTCTGCATACCCTAGTATGCCTCAAGCAGCATGGCATCATATATTTGGTGAAGGGATGTATGATAACATCATAGGTAATGTAGATATTACTAATCCTAGAATATTACAAACACAACCTGCTTGGAATCAACTTAATGCTATTACTGGTACATCGTATGCTGATAATCCTTACAATATTGGTAAGGCAGATTTACCCAAAGAAGTACCCTTAATCGACCCATTGCATCGTATATTCGATTTAGAAGATTTAAATCAATTAAGAGGGTTTACTGGAGAATGGGTAGTTTCAACATTAGTTGACGGTAAAAGATGCAAAGTAGTGAAGAAGAACAATAGAATAGTTGTGTTTGATGAAAAGGCTGAAAAAATACCAGCAGACGATGATGTTAAAGATTCGTTAAAATTAGTTTGTAAGAAGGATTACGTTATAGATGGTATGATGAAAGATGGTGAGTTTTACGTTAACGATATACTTCACTACGATGACGATGACGTTACTGAACTAACGACTAGAGAAAGAATAAAGATACTAAGAGGGCAATTTGAAAGTTATCACCCTGTATTCATACCTAGTCCTTCTGATGTTAGAATTACTGATGAGGTGGGTCTAGAAGCGGCTGTTAAGGATTTAGGTAAAGAATCTGATAGGATTATGCTTCGTGATGCAAAGTCTACATACATGAAGGGAGAAGAGAAACACCCTAAATGGGTTATTTTGGCTAAGAGTGAAATCGATTATCATGTTACGTTTGCTACTGAAATGAACAATGGGCATTTTATCATTCATCTACCTGAGGATTTAGTTAAGTACGAAATTGTAGAAGGTAAAGCCGTTAATCCTGTATCAGCCATAGGTAGTTTAACGGAATCGGATTATTCTTTAAGATTAGCAAAAAGCCTAGAACCTTACTGGAGTTCTCATTTAGAAGACCTATTGAAAGGTGAATCTGAAATACACGCAGAAATGGATGAAGATAAGGTAGAAGAAGAAAGTGCGGGAATATTAAAACCCAAGACAGATAGGAACATCTTGTTAAAACCAAAACAAAAAGAAATGTACAAGGCGTTACTAATCATGGAAAAGATACTTGATAAAATAGAAAAAGGTCACAGTAACCTTGCTGGAAGAGGATTAGGCATAGATGTTGGTGGTGGTGTAGAAAGCCCTAGAGGGCCGACAAGATTGACTTCAGAACAATCTTTACCTGATTGGGATATGAAAAACCGCCCTACTGAAGATTTGGAGAAACCTGAAGATTATCCGGGTAGAAAACAGAAAAAGAAAGAAAGTGCAGAGCAGTCTAGCGTTTTTGATAAAAAGAACCTTGATTAGTAGTCGCGTAGCAATTAAGTAGTAAGGATATACGTTACAGGGATTAGTGTGCTCGGTAGTCAACAGCAATTCAGATATGGCGATGAACCAATTACCATCCTTAAGGGTGCTAATGACCTCATTGTCGCTGGTTACGCTAGTGTGGAAGTTGTAGACAAACAAGGCGACGTAATAACAAAGGAGGCATTGAAACAAGCATTTCGGAAGTTCATGGAAAATCCGTCATACAGAAACGTTCAATTGGCTCACAGTAATATACAAGTTGGAGATGTAGTACCGAATTACACAGATAGCGAAGGGAGGTTGTGGAAAAGCGAAGTTGATGATGTCGGGATGTTTGTAGTAGTACAACTCAGAAACGACATCGAGAAAGCAAAAGAGGTTTCAGCAGAAATCAGAAAAGGCGTTCTCAGAGGATTCAGTATCGGTGGTCAAGCGTTTAAAAGAGTCAGAAAATCTGATGCAAAACGAGGAGATTACCAAGAAATAAGTAAACTGGAACTTCATGAAATAACAATTTGCGAAAAAGGCATAAACCCCGAAGCGACATTTAGTATATTAAAAGAAGACACGGAAGTGAAAAATATGACAACAGAAAATGATGATGATATGATGAAGCAAATGAGTGACGTACTAAGTCGCTTAGAAGGTCGACTTGACAACATGGAGAAAGGCGAAATGCCTCCAGCGCTCAAGGAAGCCATCGCTGACAAGAAAGATGACAAGAAAGAAGACATGAAAGACGACAAAAAGAAAGAAGATGCAGAAGTAGAGAAATCAGAATACTCTGATGTAATCACTTCTGATTACCTTAACTGGATGGAAGACACTCTAAAGAGTGCTGGAGTCGACACTGCTGAAGCACGTGCACACTTCGATGGTCTAGAAAAGGCAAACTTGGGTTCTACACCTGAGGAACTTGCTGCGTACGAAGTACAGAGAACAGGTCAAGTAAAGGGTCGAGCACAAGAGAACGGTAGTCCATCTACTAACGCTCTAGGCAAAACCACTGGAGCAGTAAAGAAATCGGATTTCGTTAATCCAGCAACACTATCAGATTCAGATATCGAATCTGCATACGAAGTATACAAAGCAGCAGCAATGGAGCAAGAGTTCCGTGGCTCTCTAGAATCACAATTTGCATCCCGCTTCGCAACAGAGCGCGCAGCAGAAATCGCAAAAGCAGAGGCAGCAGCATATGACGCTCGCGGTCCTCTAGATGAAATAACAAAAGCAATCAGTGCACTATCAGAGCGCATTGAATCAATCAGTACTCCAGCAGAAACAGGAGAAACAATCGCTAAATCAGTAGATACTACATCAGTTGTAGTACCTTCTACGGAGGATATGGCTAAGATGTCTTGGGATGAGGTTCATCATCTAGCATCAAAAGCCTTCACCCCGGAGTGAATAAAAAAGGAATTAAATGGAGGAATAAAATATGGCAAGAGATTATGTACGAACAATAACAGATATGGAAAGATACTACTACGGTGCAGGTAACGCAATGGGTTACTCATACACTGGTAGTGAATTACTCAAGGCTGACAGCCCTATGCTGTCCACAACAGGCGGAACATACCAAGCAATCTATGGTCGCAAAGTATGGTCACAATTGAACCAAGAGTTTAACGCCTTCTCAATACTACCTAAGAAACCATGGGACAGAAGCGGATGGCGTGTTATCACTGGCAGACCAAATGCTGGTGTTGTACACGGTGGAGTAGCAGAAAACGCAACACTACCTGAGACTGTAAAACCTACTTTCCAGCACATTGCTGCAAAGCCAAAGACAATCGCACACACATTCGATATGTCTGAGACAGCAATCTTCCTTGCAGACAAGGATGACGGAATGGGAGACATTCGCTCAGTTCTTAAAGAAGAAATGGGTAAGCACCACGCAGAAATGGTCAACAAGATGCTTCTTGTAGACACAGACTCACCTGTTGGAAACAACTTCGAGTCACTAGACAGAGTTACTGCAAGCCACTCAACTATGGGTGGAGACACAAACTGGGTGACCGCAGCAGCAGATTTAGACATCTATTCAATAGACAGGTCTGCTAACTCATGGTCAGATGCAGAAACCAACCTTGGTACTGCTGGAGCAGATAGAGTTCTATCTCTAGACCAAATCGATGACCTATTCCAAAAGATATGGGTACGTGGTGGAAATCCAAAAGTTATGCTAACTGGATATGACACATTGATGAGACTACAACAACTATTGCAGTCACAGCAGAGATTCATGGAAGAGAAGAGAGTAACACCAACCTACAACGGTGTAAAGGGTGTTCCCGGTATGGAAGCAGGTTTCATAGTTGCAACATACAACGGAGTACCAATCATACCAACAAAGGATATGGATGACGATGGTAACCTATCAAAAATCTACTACCTAGATACAGATTACCTGCACTTTAGCACAGCAATACCAACACAGTACTTCGAGAGTGGAATCGAGACTGGTGACCCATTCGCAATTAACAGACTAGGCCAAGAGGGACTATACCGAACCATGGGTGAAGTATGGACAACTTTCTTTGGTGCACAAGGGAGCATTCGTAACCTAAAGTGAGGTTATTGCGGGAAATAATAAACGGAGGAAGAAAAGATGGATACATTAACAGTAACAGCAGCAGGTGGAAGTATGACAGCAACCCTAGTAGGGGCATGGGAACTTAGAGCAGGTTCTCAAAGCACTACTGAGTGGTTAGATGGAGCAGCAGATACATCATATCCGGGCGGTGGTCCGGGTACATTCAGCGCAGTAAATAGCGATGGAGCAAACGGATACGACCCAGCGCCAAAGATGGCAATCATAACATTAGGAACAGTAGCAGACAGTAACACAGTAACACTAAGTGGTGGAGCAAGTGCTATTCTTGGAGTATTCCCTGCAAACGGTACAGCAAACAGTGGTCAAACACTAGGCTCAAACCATAGCGGATTAGTAATTACTCTAGAAACAAGTGGCACAGTAACAGCCGGACAACTGCTAGTATTGTACAACTGAGGTGGTTTAACTGCCCACAGTAACATATACTGGACCTTACTACAAAAAGAAATCTCCTGACCCAACAGTCAGGGATTTCCAACGTGGTGAAGCAAGACAAGTTAGTCAGGCTTGGGTGGACCAGTTTAGGCGTAAGATGGGTGACGGTATGCTCATCGAGGGTGATGAAGCACCACATTCAGATGCATTAGGTGATGGAATACCGGATTCAGGATGGCGCAAGGCGCAGATTGAAACTTGGTTGAAATCATACGGTGTAGCAGTACCCGGTGGATACAAAACAAAGTCATCTTTACTCACAATGGTCGACATGGTTTTAAGCCCGGCTGCTGAGGAAGAGATAGAACCGGAACCAGTCGCGGAAGAAGTTGTTGACGAAATACTAGAAGAAGCAGTAGAAGAAGTAGCAGAAGAAGCAGTGGAAGACCCGGTTACAGAATAAAATTAAGGAAGTGAAAAATTATGGCAGCAACAAATACAATAGATGAGAGACCACACACAATGGGTAACCTACATATGGTTACTGGAAGTTTTACTAACAGTGGAAGCGAAGTAGCAAATACAGTCGATTTGACTGGTGTTTTGGCTAATATAGTCGCTTGCGGAGCGACAGCAGGTAGCGGCACAGCAGGTAGCGGCTCAGGTGTAGATGGTGTTTTTGCAAGTATTAACACCACTGGACCTAAGATTGTTATTAATTGTGTAGCGGGCCAAGATGGTACTTGGTGGGCTATGGGTAACCGCAGTTAAGGCGGTGACCTAAATGGCTAACCTAACACCGAAATACAAAGTTGTTGGACCTTTCTCACCGAAGGAGTTCAGTGACACATCTACGGTGTCAACCACCATAGCCACGGCTGTGGGTACATTGGGTGATGCATCGAGCACTACTAGTCTAATAGCATCGGACCCTTTTACGGTCTTAGGTAACATCTACATATTGGTGACATACGTTTGATGGTGAGGGGTATGTATGGGTTTCGAGTTACAAACGCTTGATATTGAAGACATAAGCCGAGCACAAAAGCAAAACGTACGCTCAGATATTCATTATGATGCAGGTACTGTGCAAAACACAGATGCTCCATTGAAGGGTATTACTAAGAAACAAAGAGCAAGAGTATCTGATATTGCAGATGTACTAGACATAGGCGCTGGTACTCGTTGTACACATTGTGGATTACTGCATTTTATGTGGCGAGCCACTTGTGCTTCTTGCAATAAACCTATGGAGTATAACCTCGGTACACGCAATGAGGAGGCACGACTTTAATGCCACAAGTGTTTAGTCCGGGTGAAGGAGAAACAAGACCACTTGACCCAACAGCGATTGTCTATACAACAGCACAAAAGGTTGCTGACTTATTAGATATAGGACCACAAGAAGCAATAGCAGCCTCTTACAACAGTGATGCAGATGCAGTGTATGTCACTGGTAATGATTACAGAAACATCGGATTCTCAGTTGGAGACTCGATATTAGTTTATTCAGATGCTGACCCATTGGGTTTTGAGCGTACTATTACTGCAATAACAAGTTCAATCAATGGTGTAAAACTAGCATTCAGTGGTAACGTGACTGCGGCAGATTATCAGACTGCTGACAATACATACATTCAGAATCAAGCCTCATTTTCAAACGGAAGAACAAGAGGCATTACGAAGAGCAAAGTCGAGAGCATCATACTTCGTATGCAAGACCACATAGATAACAAGACTCACAATGCTTGGAGACCATATTTAGTACAAGCGGAATACATCAACTTTGATACTTACAAACCATATCGTCGTAGGTACTATACAGACTACGTTGGTACTAGCCCGTTGCTATTTAGAAACGTACAACAAGTCTTGAGGTTAGAATTATGGCAAGGAGATGATTACAGAGAAATCGCTGCTGCTGAGGCTAGAATCATATTACCCGATGATGTTCGTGCATTGAGTGGTTCTTTAGTCGTCTCACCCGGCAATGGTAGTGCAGGTTTACTCACAATCGGCACTGGTACTGCGAATTGGCGCGCTGACTTTGATAAGACAACAACAGCACAGAATCTTGCTGATTTAATCAATAAAGAAGATAGGGTTAGCAAGACTGAAGTTACCTTCTCACCTAACTTTACATTAGAGGGTAGCACATCTAATGTTGCTGTACACAACGAGTTTATTGCAACTGCTAATTCTGACTATGGTACTGGTAGAGTAAAAATTACTAGCATGAGACAAACCTCTGCCGGAGAGTCTTGCTCCATTGTTAGCACTGATTCTAACATAGAAATTAATCAAACACAATCTAACAACGCTACATTCTCTAGTTTGGATAGCACTACTATTACAGTAGATAGCACTGCTGGGTTTGCTAACGCAGGTGTAGTAGTAGATGCCAGTGGTGATGTGTTCAGATACACAGGCAAAACAGATACAACATTTACTGGTTGCGTAATAGTGGTAGGTTCTGCCCTGTCTGATATCGCCGGAACTCTCACTCAACATATTCTACAAGTCGATTTGCATGGTGGTAGTGGTAGTGGAGACCAAGGTAGATTACGTGACTGGTGGATAGACCATGAGATGGGTATTATCTACTTCAACAATTCATATCCATTCTTTGAGTGGAACGCCATTAAGACATCATACATTTATGGTGAGAGATATGTAGATAAAGCGATAGAGGATATTTGTACAAAGATGGTGGCTATCGATTTACTAATGAGTGATGACCGAAGTGTGTTGATACCCGAAGGTACACAAAACGTTGACTTAGCGTCTAAAATACAATTATATCGAGCAGATATAGATAGAACATTCCCACGTTACATAGAGGTGGTAACCTTTGAGTGATACTAGAAAGATAGTCTACGATGAGTGGAAAGAAACTATATCTTTGGAATTGAGTAAAAAGGAATATCAAGCGGATTTGCAGAAGGCTATTACAGAAGGACCATCTGAATATAGGGAATCTGTTGAACGTTCAGAAAGAGAGTTAGAGTCAGAAGACATGACTTTTGAACAAGAAGTTGCGTTAAAAGATAGAGTCAACAGACGTATGATGACTGAATCACCGGGGCTTATGGAACACAAACTCAAGAATGATGGTGGTAACTTAGTGCCTGATTTTGAAGCACATGAGCGTGAAAAGCGCAAAAAGGAGTTTGCAGAATGGTAGCGACATTTGATGAGGGTATTGATGTAGTACTTGGTGTACTAAAAGATAACTGGACTAGAAGTAACACTAACAACTTCAAACCAGTAATCATAGATATAGCAGATGTTTCACCTGAACGTGGAAAGAGACTTGACCTTGATAGAACCGATTACATCATGGTCTTTGAGACAGCGCATAACGAAGAGTTGCCTGAAATGCTATACGATTTCGTCACTACACGTATCAACATCACAGTAGATATGCGCACTACGAGAAGCAGAGACCAACTGAAAAAAATGGAAAATGAATTAAGAAGATGCATACATCTTAAAAGAAAAGGCGACGGTGTAAACTTTGACAGGCTAGTGTACAAAACACGTACCGATTTGTCAGATAGGAGTAAAAAACTGTTCAGAATGACCTTTCAGATAGAAGTTGTTATCTTTGCAGAGTTAATCCCATGAGGTGAGAGAGAGCCATGCCGTCGACAGTATACAAGAGTGATTTGTCCGAGATTACATTCGGACACGAAACTGGAGTGAGATTAGAACACGATTATGCAGCAGGTACATCTTTCACTCAAGGCTCATGTTCTTACAACGATGCTACAACAATAACACATGGTGCTAATGCGAATATAGTTACTGGATTACGAGTAACAGGTACAGGTATTCCAGCCGATGCATACGTTGCAGCGATATTAAGTACTACTACATTTCAATTATCAGTATCAACAACTGGGGGTAGTTTAAGCAGTCAGACGCTTACTTTTGACCCTGATTTTAAGTTCATCGCTGGTGGTGGCGATAAAGATACAGTAAAGGACACCAGTGTTATTTCTTTTAGAGGTGGGCAAGAAGATACCCCTGTGTTTCAAGGCATTCTTGAATACCCAAACGGTATGTTAGTTGGTAGTAAAGTAATATTCACAATAGGAAGCGGTAGTCCTGAATGGGATACGCAAGACGATTATGCGGTATCGGGTAGGATGTTTACTATAATTAAACAAGAAGTTGCTACAAGTGGTGATAACAACGGATGTACTGAAATTACTATTACACCTGCGTTAAAAACTCTTCATGAAACACTAGATAAAGATTCTAAGACTAATGATGTAATGACTATCTTACCTTTCACGACACCTGCGATGGATGTAGGTATGCAACACGCTGATGCAGCAAACGCATCTGCTGAGAGCGTATTGACTGACCAATTCGTTGGACTGGTAAGCACTGTCGCACTTCCTGA